CCAAGTAGACCCGTATATGTTCCAGTACCCGGCTAACGTGGGGCCTCAAAAGCGCGGCGAGAATGAAATCCGTTTCGGAATTGAAATCGATGAGTGGGGCCGGCCCGTCGCGTATTGGGTGACCAAGGGGCATCCCTCCGACCTGGGCGGGTCACTCGACGCGGAGCGGATCGGCGCGGAGTACATCACGCATCTTTACGATCCGCACCGCGTGAATCAGACGCGAGGCATCACCTGGTTTGCCGCCGTGATGTTTGAGTTGCGGATGCTTGGCGGGTACATTGAAGCCGAACTCGTCGCGGCGCGGACCGGCGCGGCGAAAATGGGCTTCCTCAAGTACACGGACGCCAGCACGTTCCAGGCCGAGTCTCCCGAAAAGCCTTTTCGGATGGACGCCCAGCCGGGCGTGATCGAAACGCTTCCTCCAGGTCTCGAATTCCAGGAATGGAGTCCGGACCATCCGGCAGCGGCGTTCCCGAATTTTGTCATCACTCTTTTGCGCCAAGTGGCGACTGGCCTTGGCGTCTCCTACAACGCGCTCGCGAGCGACCTCACCGGCGTCAATTATTCTTCGATGCGTTCCGGTCTGCTGATTGAGCGAGACCTGTGGCGCAGGTTGCAACAGTGGCTCATCGAATCGTTTCTCCAGCCCACTTTCGAAAGCTGGCTCAAGATGGCGCTCCTTTCCGGCGAGCTCGTCCTGGACTCGCGGGACCCCAGTAAATTCCTCGCGGGTAAGTGGGAGCCTCGCGGCTGGCAGTGGGTGGACCCGCTCAAAGACGTGCAGGCCGCGATTCTCGGCATCGGCGCGGGCCTCACTTCGCGAGATGCGGTTGTCTCCGAGAAGGGCGAGGACGTGGAAGAAATTTTTGAAGCCCTCAAGGAAGAACAGGAGCTTGCCGACGAATACGAAATCGAAATCGCCACGATTGCGAAACCGCCGAAGGTTTCCAAAGGCGAGGGCGAAACGGTCGGAGAAGAGGACGCCGGCGAGACGGCGGGCGGAGACGGAACGACTGAAAAGAAATCGGCGCGGAAGTTAATCGCGCTGGCGAGGGGGAAGTCATGACCACGACGGCGACGGAACCAGAGCGCGGCGCGGAGGAATTGAAAACCCTGCCGATCCTCTGGCGCGACTTCGAAGTTTTGGAAATCACGCTCAAGACCGAGCGGCGGAAGAAAAAGAGCCACAAGAAAAAGGGCGCAACCGGGAAAGACGATCCGGCTGGCGAAGGCAAGGGCAAGGACAATCTCGCACCGGACGCCATGTGGCAAGCCGAGGAAGATAGCGACCTCGAGGACGACCCCGACGATGAGGAATTCGAAATTGCGATTTCTTCCGAATACCCGGTGCAGCGATGGTACGGGAAAGAAATCCTGTCCCACGACCCCACAGCCGTGGACCTCTCCCGCGCCAAGCGCGGCATGTCGTTTTTGACGGAGCACAACGCGCGCGACCTCGTGGGGATCGTGAACAACGTTCGCCTGGACGATGACAAAAAGCTGCGCGGAGACGTGCGTTTCAGCCGTAACAAACCGGCCCAGGAAGTCAAGACAGACATTCTCGACGGCATACGCCGTTTCATTTCGGTTGGCTACATGGTGAGCGAATACGTGCTCGAAAAATCCTCGCAAGAGGAAGGCGATACGTACCGCGCCACCAAGTGGACTCCAGTCGAAGCGAGCAGCGTTGCCGTTCCAGCCGATCCGACCGTCGGCCACAACCGCAGCGCGGGCGAGAAGGAATACCCGGTCAGCATCATTCGGCGGTCCGCCGCCGAAAATCCTACGGCTTCCAAGCCGAATACGGAGGTAACCGTGACGACCACAGCAGTTGTTGTTTCAGCAGAAGAGTCCCGGAAAGCCGCCGCCGAAATCTTTCGGCTCGGCCAAGTCCACGGGATCGACCACGCCCGAGTTATGGAGATGGTCGAGAAAAACTACACCATCGACCAAGCCTCGTCCGAGATTCTTTCGCTCGTGGCAAAGCGCGGCGCGAAGCCACTCATTCAGCCCCCGGCAGAAGCGGGACCGGAACGTCTCGAACTGACCGACCGTGAGCAGAATGAGTACAACATCGCACGCGGCATCATGGCGATGGTCGCCAATCGGCAGCAGAGCGATTCCGGCTCAGCGAAGCGGGTCAATTGCCTGGAACTTGAAATCTCCCAGGAAGTCGAGAAGCGTTGGAACGGAGCGAACCACGGCGGGATGTTTGTGCCGTGGACCATCCGTCATACCGTCACCAAAGAAATCATGGAGCGGTACCACGTCACGTTTCCCGGCAAACGCGCCACCGGAGACCTCGACACCAAGACGACCGGAAAGGGTGCGGAACTCGTTTTCACCATGCCGGGGGAATTCATCGAATTCCTCTACAACCGGATGCGCCTCAAGGAACTTGGAGCGCGGACGATTTCCGGCTTGCGCGATAACGTCGCGTATCCAAAACAGACGGGCCGAGCAGCCGGGAACTGGGTCGGTGAAAATCCCGGCACGGACATTGCGAATACCGCGCTCACTCTAGCGCAGGTTTTCAGTTCTCCGAAAACCTATCAATCTTCCACGCGGTATTCCCGCCAGTTGCTCGCCCAAGCGGTGATCGACGTTGACACGCTCGTCCGCGAGGACCTTGCGATGGACATGGCCCTGGCCGTGGACTTCGCGGGGATCGCCGGCGACCCGGCAGCGGCGGGTCCTCCGCCCACCGGTATCACCAAGACCACCGGCGTCCAGATTTACCGGACCGTGGGCCAGACGGCCAACGGCGATACCCTCGCGTGGGACGATGTAATCATCATGTCCGAGAAACTGGAGGACGTGAACGCGGACCAGCTTGGCGAAGGCGCGTGGCTCACCACGCCCGGCGTGAAATCGCGGCTCAAGAGAACCGCCCGACTCGGCAACGTGGTCGGATTGCCGATTTGGGAAGATGACGACACCGTGGACGGCTACGAAGGGCGGTCCACCAACCAGGTTCCGAAAAACGGAACCCTCGGCACCGGGACCAACCTCCACACCCTCATTCGCGGAATTTTCGAAACGATGGTGATTGGTTTTTGGGGCAGCGGGTTTGAGCTTGTAGTGGACCCCTACCTCTACAAAAAGCAGGGCATGATTGAGTTGACCACGTTCCTGCTTGCGGACGTGGCGCTCAAGTATCCCCAGGCGTTCATCGTCGCCCCCTACATCATCCCGTAAGGAATTCCTCGCGGCGCGGGACCAAGCGCCGTTCACTCCAAAACACCAGAGATGGGCGGGAGAAATCCCGCCCCGTCTCGCAGAAAGGAAAATGCGAATGTCGGCTCTAATGAAAATCAAAATCACCCGACCGATTATCGTGGCCGGCGAGGATGCGGAAGAGGGCGACCTGTTCGAATTGCCGCGCGGAAAGGCCCTGGAACTCATCGGGGCGGGATGCGCGGAAGAATACCTCGAACCGGGCGAGAAGTCCGCGAGGCCCGACGCGCTCACGACCGTTGAAACCGTGACGCACGCCGATCCGCAAATCCGCCGAATTCCGCCAGCGCCAAAAGTCAGCAAGAAAAAAGACGATGCGGCGGCAGCGGGCGGCGGAGCACCGGCGACCGACCAGAAGTGAGCACAAGTGAGCACCGTTTGGAACGATACCGACATCCCCGCCATGATTGCCGCTACGGGCGGAGTGCCATGCACCATCGGCGGAGTGGCGGGGATTTGTCTCTTCGATTTGAACGATTCGATTCTGATTCAGGACTCCAACCGGGGGCAGGTAGTAATGGGCCAACCGATGCTCACGGTGCAGACCTCCGCGTTTCCCACCCTGGATATCGATACCCCGGTAACGGTTGAGGGGAAGAATTACAAGGTGAGGGAGCGGCTGAGACGCGGCGATAGCGGTCTTACCAATCTTTTTCTAGGCCCAGCGTAAGGAGATGCAAAGTGTCTAGCAAAACAACTCCGTGTCTTGGACTCGTTCTCCCGAAATTCGGCACCAGTCTCGAATCCGGTACCGCCCCGGATGGAACCACGCCGGCGGGAGTTTTCAATCTCCAAATTATCGACAAGGCTATCGAAGACTTGCAGGCGGGCGGCGGTGGCGGCGTCGGACCAGCGGGACCGCCAGGCCCGGAAGGTCCAGCGGGACCAGCGGGCGCGCAAGGTCCGGCAGGACCACAAGGCATACCAGGTCCACTCAATCCGCTGATTTCCAGCGGCGCGGGCAGTCCCGAAGGAGTTGTGACCGCCGACGTGGGAAGTCTCTATCTGCGAACGGACGGCGGCGCGGGAACCGCGCTCTATGTGAAGGAATCCGGCCTCAACACCAACACGGGATGGATTGGAAAATAGGCGTGGCCTCTTCGATCCGAAAACAAATCATGGACGCGGCGATAGCGGCGCTGCAAGCCAACGGCGGTCCTCCAGGATTGAACGTTCACCGCGGGCGTCACCGGCCCATCGAAACAGACCAGCTCGACGCGATTCTCGTTTACGCCGAGGACGACATGCCGAAGCCTCTCGCCGGCATCACCTACCAAGCCCCGCTGACCGAGCGGCAATTGACGCTCGTTCTGGAATATCGGGCGAAGGTTCCGGCGGGAACGACCGACGATGAAGCTCTGGACCCGCTCATCGTTTGGGGCACGCAGCAAATTCTCGAAAACGAAAAGTTTGGCGGTCTCGCTAGTGGCGTGGACGAAGGCCGTACCGTGTGGCTTACCCGCGAAGCGGAAACCACAGTCGCGGCGGCAGCCGGCCATTTCACCGTGAAGTACCGAACGGCTCGCGCCGATCCCACTTCGAAAGGTTAGGAGGAACAAAATGCCAGGTTTGACGTACCCGATTCCCCATCTGCCCATGCTTGGGAAAGGCTCAATTCTCATCGATATTTTCGATGCGAGCGGGAACCCGACCAAGTCCTATCTGCATCTTGGCAACTGTCACAAACTGGAAATCGACATCAAGGATGACATCGCCGAACTCTACCAGTCGCTCAACAAATCGGTTTCGCTCATCGCCACGGCGCTGAAAAAGCGGCAACCCGGCGTTGCGATTACCGGCACGGATTTCTCTTCCGACCACATGGCAGTTGTCCAGATGGCGGGATTAAAAACCACGCTGACACAAACCGTGCAAACGATCACCGCCGAGGCGTTGCTGGCGGCGACGGCGGCCAAAAAGGGTCGCTACGGCAGGACGGTCAACGGCAATCTCGACGTGTCGCTCTCGGCCAATACCGTTGTGCATCAGGGAGTCACTACGCTTGTGCAAGGCACGGATTACGTCATCGCCGATCCCGTCATCGGCTTGATTTATTTTCCGGCGACCAGCGCGGTCGTAGAGGCCACCGCCGTCACCATCGATTACAAGACGCTCGCCGCGACGCGCGACCAAGTCGCTCCGGGCACGCAGCCCTATGTCAAGTGCGCGCTGCATTTTGATCCGGACCCGACAGACGGGCAGAAAATCGCCGTCGATATTTGGCGCATGAATTTCAACCCGAGCGGGCCAGTCGGCTTCATCGCCGACGATTACGGCAACTGGCAACTCAAGGGCATGATCCTCGACGACACCGCGAACCATCCCTTGTCGCCGTACGGACTAGAGACGTTCTACTGATCGCTCGGTTGGCGAGTCCGAACGACGGGAGACAAAAAGCGACGGCGAGGGGCGAGGCGACTGTCCGGCGTCGGCCCCTCAGTCGCGGATGCGAGGAGACCACCATCAATGCACCCCCTTCAATCTTGCGCGGCGTTGAGTTGGTCTCCGGCGTCGTGTGGGGCAGGGGGTCACGCTCGTACTCGGCCCCCTGATTTTCTTTCCGGGCAGAAAGCGAGAGACCAAAAAAAATGGAGACCATCACAATCGACGGGCGGCAATTTCACGGCATCACCGAAGCGATGACGGCGCGGCAGGATGATTTCATCCTCGCGCAATTGCGTCGCAGCGGGGCGATGGACGTGCTCGGGGCGCTCACCAAGGACGCCACCAAAGAGCAAAAGGAAGCCGCTTCGGATGAAATGTTCAATCGGATCGTTGAGTCCGGGCGCAAATACAACTTGCTCGCGGGTCTCTTGACCGAGGAAGGGAAAAAATGGACGCAACCGGATGCCGAGGCAAACGCGCTGCGATTCGCGGAAGTGACGAAGACCGAAGATAAATTGACGATGAGCCGCGAACTCATGCGTCACGTCGTGCTTTTTTTTCGGTTCGGGGCGGAATTCTCGACGACTTCCCCGAACTCTTCGAGCCAGAGCGACGCGGCCCCCGTGCCCCAAGAGAACGCGGCAGTCGAGACCTCGGCGACTTCGGCGCAATAATCCGCGCCGTCGTGGAACACGATCCGGCGCGCTTCGACTGCGCGCTCGACTGGCCGATGCGCGATTTATTCGAGGCGTATCTAGGGCGATTGAGAGAACAAACGCGCTTGCAGTACTACGTTGACGTGTTGGTTTGGGCGACGCTGGCACCGTACCAAAAGCAGAAAGAGAGTCCGCCGCCGCTGCCCAAAATCTTGAAAGGGTGAAATGGCAACGCCTCCGAATGTCACCGTTACGTTGACCGCTGAGGATCGTGGCGTCTCTCAGGCGATTCAGGCCCTCACGCAGCAACTCCAAACTCTAGCCGTTCAGCAAAAAGAAGTCGCAGCCAGCGCGAATGAAGCATCCACCGCCGAAGAACAAATGGCCGGATCGATGCACGAAGCGCGCGGCGCGGCGGCGTTGCTTGGCGAAGAAACCGGCATCCGGCTCAACCGGCATCTGCGCGGCGTCCTGGCGTCTTCGGAAACACTCGGACCGATCCTCTCCGCGGCATTCCCCATTGCGGCGGCGATTGGATTCACCGAAGTAATCATCCACGCAGCCGAGAAGATGAGCGAGTTTATCAGCGACTTGCTCATCTATACGGAAGACCAGAAAAAGGCTTACGAGCTAGAGGTCGAATTCAACAAAGAGCTTATCCGGCACATCGATACGATGGCCCGGCTCAATAAAGAATACGAACGCATGGGGAAAAACGCCGTCCAACTTGCAAACATGGACGTGCGCGACCTGAACAAATCTCTCGCCGAAGCCAATGTCCGGCTTGAAGAAACACAAAGACAATTGAGCGCCCCTCTGCCAACGGCCGGCTTGTGGGCGCAAATCAAGGGCGGGATCGGCGGATTTTTCGAGGGCGGGATCGGCGGCGCGACGGTCGGCGCGGTAACGGCGGGCATGGACGTTGCCCAAAAACAGCGTGAAGTCGAAGTGAAAAAGGCGAAGGACGCGCAGGACGAAATCACGGCGGCGCTCCGCAACGCGACAAAGAACCGCGAGATTGTAACGCAAGAGGCGGCGGACAAAGAAGAAAAGGCTCTCGAAGAACGGCAGAAAAAAGCCATCGATGAATTCATCAAACGGCTTGAGCAGGAACGCAAACTCGCCGACCAAGAGAAGAAATTAGCGGATGACACCGCCGAGTTTTGGGCCAAACAGCAGGCGAAAATCACGGAAGCGCAGGCGAAGGAAATCGGAAAGAGAGGCGAGGCCGAGGCGCGATTCCGCGACGAATCGATGCGCAACGAAGAACAGCGCGCCGTCGATGCCATCTCCCTGCAACAAAGAGAAGTCGAACAAGAGGTCCGCGCGCGGGAAATCAGCGGCGCGGACGCGGCGGCGCAACTCGAGGAACTCGCACAAAAGAAACTGGACGTTGAAAACGCCTACCTAGACGCGCGCATCAAGGAAATTCAATCGCGGATGCTCGACGAAGATGCCGAGACCTACGCGAAAGACCTCGAGGAATTTGGAAGACTTCTCAGTCAGAAGCGCGCGGCGGAAGATAAATACCTCTCCGATAGCCAGAAGGCCAAGCAAATCGCGGCGGACGCCGATCCGCTGCGCAACCTGCAAAAAACCCTTGGGAAGGACATCGAGCGGTTTTTCACCGAAGGGATTACGCACGCGCGGTCATTCGGCGACGCGATGCGCGGTCTCGCCGAAAGCGTCATCTCTTCGTTGCAAAAAATGGCGGTGGAATTTGTGCTCACGGCCATCAAGAAGAAACTTTTGGAGAACGCGGGCGGGGAAGGCGGGGGCGGTGGCGGCGTTCTCGGATTTATCGGCGGCATGTTCGGCCTGGGACACGCGGAGGGTGGACCCATCGAAGGCCCGGGCGGTCCCAAATCAGACATCATCCCCGCGATGCTGTCAGCGGGCGAATTTGTAATGAGCGCGGACGCTGTGAAGGCGCTCGGCACCGCGAACCTCGCGGCGCTCAACAAAGCAGCGCAGTCGCCAGCGATTTCCACCCCGGCCCTGCCTCATTTCGCGGCGGGCGGCTACACGGGCGGCGATCTGACGACCAGCAGCGAGATTTCAATGGGCATCGGGCTAGACGAGGGACTGATCCTTCGGCACATGGGCTCTAAAGCGGCGGGAAAGGTCATTCTGCAGCAGTTGGCAAATAACCCGAAGGGCGCGCAGCGGGCGCTCTCAAGGACGGACTGATATGTCATGGGTGACTGGCACGGCGACCGATCACGCCGATCTGTTGAACAAGCTCGACACGTTTCTGACCAGCCAAGGAATGTGTACCTCCCCAGCCTATGCGGGCACCGGGAACGGATTGATTTCTGCGCTCATCGGCGGCTCCGCGTCCATCGCTGAAAACATCACCGTGGCCATGACCAGCGCCACGGCTTTTTCGGTGACTGGCAGCAGCTCCGGCTCGCTCGGCACCGGCACGGTGGGCACTCCGTTTGTGAACACCAAAGTGAACTTCACGATCACCGCGGGCGGCGTCGCTTTCATTGCCGGTGATACCTGGACTTTTTCGACGACTCCACCGTGGGTTTCAAAGCGCCGCACTGCAGGCGTGGAGATGATCTGGCAGGCTCCGGGCAACGGAGGCCTCAATCAGATTTTTGTGGGCGCGCAAGTTTTTTCGAATGTGACCGGCGATTACTACAACTGGAGGCTCGGCGGTTTCACGGCATTCGACGGCGCGCTGACGTTTCAGAATCAAGCGGGCTACATCGGAGGCCCTGGCGGGCAGACGCATCCCTCGCCGATCACCACGCTCTGGAATCAGCCAATGACCTATTGGTTTGTAGCGAACGGGCGGCGCGTGATCGTGGTTGCGAAAGTCTCGACGGTCTACGTGATCATGTATCTCGGTTTCCTGCAGTCCTACGTGAGCCCGAACGTTTTTCCTTATCCATGCTGTGTTGGTGGAAATCTGCAATTTGTCAATAGCGAGCCCGCTGCAACCAGCGCGAATTTGCGCTGGAGTTATCAAGGCACGGAGATGAACAACTGTTCGCACAGCACCACGACGAATAGCAGCGCCGAAAATACCGGCTCGATTCAAATGCGGAATCCTGCAGGCACTTGGCACTCGTTCGTTCGGCCTTTTGATAACCAGCAAGCGGCACCTGCCGGAAAAGTGTGGCCTTTCTTCTGTGCCTGGAGCAATTGGGCCAAGAACCTCGACGGCGGTTATTCCATGCTGCCCATCGTTTTGGGCGACGTCTGGACGAGCGCACCGAATATCTGGGGCGAGCTCGACGGCCTCGAAGCGATCACCGGATTTCAGAATGGCTCGGAAAACACGGTGACCATCGGGAATTCAATCTGGCTGGTGGTGCAGAACGTTTTCAGGAATACGCAGACGGAGTTTGCCGCGGTGAAACTCATCTGAGGAGCGCGCGATGGCTTACCAAACCGGAACGGCGACCTCGCCGATCAATCTTTTGCAGACCATCGTGACCTGGCTGGTGTCGCTCGGCTGGACCCAGGATATGAGCGCCGCCGATGGCGCGGGCTGGCGCGCGCACCTGCACAAGGGTGCGGTCTATGTGAATCTCCGCGCCGACATGAACGAAGCCGCGACGGTGATTTGGGGCGGGAGCATGGCCCAAATCGGTTACGGTTTGCACCTGTACCTCGGCACCGGGTTTTCCGGGGCCTCGGCATGGAACGCACAAGCGGGCGGACCAATTGGCAGCGCCGTCGCCTACACCGTGGGAGTCGGCATAGGCCTGCCATCCGGCGCGATCCAGAATTATTATTTTTTCGCCGATGCCGGAGGCGATCACATTTGCATCGTAGTCGAATCAACTCCCTCGGTTTATAAGCATGTGGGATGGGGGCCGTCGCTGGTGAAAGCCGGAACCTGGACGGGCGGGCCTTATTTTTTCGGGAGCATGTCAGGCTACTACGTAAATTATACGTCTGCCACTTTTGGCGTCACGACCACTTCCGGGTGCCCTGGCTGCGATTCCGATTCGATCAGTTGTCAGAACTGTTTCATCCGAGTCGATGTCGATACGTTCACCGGAAAATGGATTGGCGTTTCGCCGAACACCGGCGCGGGCCAGGGTTACACCGGAAAATTGGCGAACAGTGCTGTAGGCCAACCACCGGGAGCCGGTGGGCCGCGGCAAGTCGGGCCACGGTACACGGATGGCCAGAGTGGTTCGGTGGGCAACCCCACCTGGCAGCAAAATCAGACCAGCAGCATCGATGGCCGCGCAAATCTTTTGCCGGTCCATTTGTATGCCTTCCGCGACTCCGGCGCGGTCTCTCTCATCGGCTGGATTCCCTATATTTTTGCGACGAACGGTGTGGGCATCGGTTTTTCGAATGCCTCCGAGTACGTGCTCGGCACCACCACGTACAAAATGTTTCCGTTTTTCGCGGTTGTGAAGCAGTGACGGAATGGCAAATTTTGCAGGCATCGATGTCGCTCCACTCGCGGTGCAGATACCGCCGTTCAATCTTTCGACCGATCTCCCGACTGCAGTTTTTCCTTCCGGCGTTTCCCTGAGTGTTCCTTCCGACGCGCTCTCTGGCGTGAACAAGGGCACGTTCATCATCACGACTCTGGCGCAGAATTTCGCCGGGCTACTCGCGGAAGTTTTCGGCGGGCAACTCTTCGAAAAAATCATCCTCAACCCGCTCACGCAAAAACTCGGTTTCGTCATCACCGACACGCTATTCCCCGTGGACGTGTGGAATACCTTTCGCAATATCGGGCAGATTTTGAGTTCCATTTCTCTCAGCGGGACGGGCGACCTCGTGGTGCAAAACCCATTCAGCATGCCGACGTTCTACGCGGCGCTCGACGACCGTGTGTATCAGGTCCTAGTAAGCAAGACCGGCGCGCCCACGATCAACGAAACGATTTGCTGGATTTTTCAGAGCGGGATCGGCGGCACCTGCATTCTCGTCACTGGCAACCGCGTCGTGCTGTTCTCCGCGCCCATCGACTGGAATTCCGGTTTCAAGGAAAAAATCGGCTACCTGACCGACGTGCTCAAGATGTATTCGGACGCGGAACAGCGGCGCGCGCTCAGACAATTGGCGCGGCGCGGCGCGGTCATGCGCGCGAAGGGTTTGACGGCGCGCGAAGCGGCGGGAATCGAAAGCCTGATTTGGGGATGGCAAAACCAACCGTACGGCGTTCCGTGGTGGCCGGATGCCACGCCATTGCTGGCAAACGCGCCCATCGGCTCGACGGTTCTACAAGTGAACGCGACCGATTTGCAATTCGCGCCGAACGGGGTCGCCGCAATCTGGAAAGACGAATTCACCTTTGAGGCGTTGTACGTCATCGGAGTGACGCCGACGACTTTGACGCTAGGCGCGCCGACACAATTGGCATGGACGGCGGGAGCCAGCACGCGCGTCATGCCGGTATTTCTTGGGCGACTTCCGAATGGCATTGACGTACAGCGGCTTTTTTCCGGCGCGGATGAGATGGAGATGGATTTTTCCGGCGAAGCACAGCAAATTGCCCCGGCTCCAACGATTGCTCTCACGCAGTATCACGGCTTCGATATTCTCGAAATTCCGGCGAACTGGCCGAGCGACCTCAAAAGAAAGTATTCGCGCTCGCTCTTGCACATAGATCCCGGCACCGGACCGATCACCGTAATCGACAGAGGCGGATCGCCGATCACCTCGCAACCCTTCCCGTGGCTGATGCTGAATCATTCGCAAGTGACCACGTTGCGCGCGTTTTTTCTGGCGCGGTTTGGGAAATTGAATCCGTTCTGGATTCCGACCTGGGACCAAGACCTCTACATGGCGCAGGATGCGGTCCTGAGCGACACGGGAATCAAAATTCAGAGCGAGTTTTACACGCGCTTCATGTTCCCCAACAAAGCGCGGCGCGACGTGGCGCTCATTCCCTACGATTCGAGCGGCAACGTATACCGGCGAGTGACCGCCTCGATTGATAACGGCGACGGGACGGAGACGCTGACTTTCGATTCTCCGCTCCCGAAAGCCTTCCCCGCAGCCAAAACGATGGTGAGTTTTCTAGTTTTTGCGCGGCTGGATTTGGACGACCTCGAGATCGAATGGATGAACAGCGACCTCGCGCAAACCGTCGTTGAAATCACGGAACTGCCGAGAGAAGTGCCATGAGCTACGATTCGGTTGAAAAATCGACGGCAGGATCGCAAGCGTTCGAACTCTACAAGTTTGTCACGACCGGGCAGACTTTTTATTTGACCAGCGCGGATCAAGCCATCACCTATTTGACGCAGATTTACACACCGACCACGATCCGGCGCACGGAATTCGAGCATTCGAGTGAGGTAGTGGCCGGGCAGGTAAAAATCTACGTCACGCCCGGCTCACCGATTGCGCAATTACTGATTCCGTATCTCACGCCCTCACCGATGCAAGTCTTTATCTATGGCGGGCATTACGGGGACAGCGAGGTCGTGACTCTTTTCAGCGGCAAAGTTTCGAGCGCGGCCATCGACCTCGAATGCGAAATTATCGTCAACTCCGACCTCTACATTTTGCAGCGGAAGATTCCGAAGCAGGGCTACCAATCCCCATGCGTGCATGTTTTCGGGGACGCGGGATGCGGAATCAATCTGGCCTTGTTCACGACCAGCGGCGTGATTTCCGCCATCAGCGCGGACGGACTGACGATCACCGTCGCGGCATTCAGCGGTTTGTCCCACTCGCTGGCCGGGGGTTATTTCAAGCGCGGGAATGACTACCGGATGATAACGGCGCACGCGGGAACCACGGTCACGCTCCTCAGCCCGATTTCCGGCCTAAATGTGGGCGACGCGGTTACGGGCACGGCGGGCTGCCAGCTAACCTATGCGGCATGTCAGAGCTACAACAATGTGCCGAATTTTCTCGGTTTCGATTTGATCCCGCAGACGAATCCGTTCACTCAGGCGATTGTATGAGGCGCTGAAAATGTTTTGGGTCATGCTATTGATTTACGTTGCAACGACCGTCATCTCGGCTCTACTGGCGGCCAAAAACAAAGTGCGCCCAAGCCCTCTTGGAGATTTTCAATTCCCGACCGCGCAAGAGGGACGCGCCATTCCGGTTATTTTCGGCACCGTAAAGATCACCGGGGGCAATACCGTTTGGTGGGGCGACCTGAGAAGCAGCCCGATTAAAGCGGGCGGCGTTTTCGGCATCGGCGGCACCGTCGTTGGGTACAAGTATTACATCGGCGTGCAGTACGTTCTCAGTCAGGGTCCCATCGATTTGATGTCCATAGAATGCGACGGGAAACCCGTCGCCTTCGCGTCGGCGGGAGCGGACCCGCAAGTCCTGACCATCAACCTTCCAAAACTTTTTGGCGGCACCAATTCGGGCGGCGGTCTCTCAGGAACGATCAATTTCTATCGCGGCACAAATACGCAAGGCTCTGATCCCTACCTGTCAGCGAAGCAAACGGCGGTCCCGAGCGTCCCAACTTATTCCGGCACCGGCAACGGCTTTCTGTCTTTTCTCGCGCCGGGCACCGCGAGCGTCAACGAAACCATCACCATCAAAGCAACCACGATTTCGGGCGGTCTCATGCACTTCACCGTGGACGGCTCCGTCTCCGGGCACATCGGGACCGCGATAGCAAACACAACTTTTGCTTCGAGCAAAATCAATTTCCTCATCACCAGCGGCTCGATTCAATTTGTCACCAACGACCAGTTCCAAGTGACCACGACGCCCGCGCGCGTCTCTCCGAACTACCCGCGAGTCTGCTACGCGGTCCTCAAACAGTTCTATGTCGGCACGTCGAACTATCCGAAACCGATCAACTTCGTTTTGCGGCGCTGCCCGGACCCGTTCTCTCAGGGTAATACCGTTGCGCGAATCAACGTGGACGCGGGCGGCGCGGCGGATGCCAATGCAGTTCTAGCGATTTATGATTTGCTAACCAATGTCGATTACGGATTGGGCATCCCATCGGTGAACGTGGACGCCACGAATTTCCAGGCGGCGGCGGTCACGCTGTCCAACGAAGGACTCGGTATCTCGACGCAGGTTGATACGCCGTCGAGCGCGGATTCGATCATCCAAGAAATTCTCAGGCACATCGACGGCTTCCTCTACGTCGAGCCGGCCACGGGATTGTGGACCATCAAACTCGCGCGGGCGGATTACAACCCGGCGACGATCCCCGTTCTCACCGTAGACCAAGTGCTCGAACTCCCGAAGTTTTCGCGCGCGCAATGGTGGGAAACCATCAACCAAGTTTTCGTCCAGTACATCGACCGCGCCGCCGATTTCAACGTGCGAACAGTTCAAAACCACGACCTCTCGAATGTCGTAGTGACCGGCGAGGTCCGCGCGGAAACGATGGAATTCAAGATGCTTTCGAATTCCGGCGACGCGGCGCTTATCGCAACGCGCGTGTTGCGGGCGGTCGCCTATCCATTGTCGAAACTCACGCTCAAAGTTAACCGCGTCGCGTGGCAATGGCGCGTGGGCGGCGTGTTCAAATTCACCTGGACGCCGCTAGGAATCACCGCGTTGATTTTTCGCATCACCCGCATTGGATGGGGCGAGCTCCTCGACGGGAAAATCAGCGTCGAGTGTGTTGAGGACGTTTTCGGGGTCGCTCAGGCGACGTTCCAAGCGCCGCCCGCGAGTGGATGGGTGAATCCTTCGGGCGTGCCTCTCGCGCCGGTTTTTCAACGTGTCTATGAGGTCCCCTATCCTCTCGCGCTTGTGGGGTCAACCGTGGGAATCTTGGTTTTCGCTCTCTGCGCCCGGCAGGATGGGACGCCGACTGATTTTCAGGTTTGGCAAAATCTCGGCTCAGGCGACACTCAAACAAACGACGTATTGCATTTCTGTCCAGTGGGCGTGCTCACCGCGGCCTATCCAGCGGCGACCATTGCGCGCGACACGGTTGGTCTCACGGTTGGCGCTACCGGCGCCGACCTTGGAGATTTGGTTTCGACGGACGCGACCGGCCTTTTTCTCGGCACCAATCTCGCGCTCATCGATGAAGAAATCATCTCTTGGAAAACGCGGACAGTGAACGGCGACGGGAGCATCACTGTCTCCGATATTTTGCGCGGCGTCCTCGACACTGTTCCCGCCGACCATGCGACGGGCGCGCCGGTTTGGTTTTTCTCGCTGAGTACCGATGGCTTGACGCAGCCGAGCACGTACCCATCGGATTTGAGCGTCGCGGCGAAATTTCTCCCGAACAATAATCTAGGAACGTATCCGCTCGGCTCCGCTGTGGCGAACAATCTGACCACGCGCTCGAAATATACGCGGCCCTTCCCTCCAGGGAATCTCCGCATTCAGGGGAATGCCTATGGGACGCGGCCCGCCGCGATTACGGGCGGCGCGGATTTGACGTTTACCTGGTCCTCGCGGAATCGTCTCACGCAGACGGCGGGAAAGCAGTTGATCCCGCAGGACCAAGGGAATATCACGCCCGAAAGCGGAGAGAGCTACAAAGCCCTGATTTATTGCGGCGGCGTTTTGAAACGCACGCACACGATTGCCGGTGGGACGTTCACCGACACGTATCTGGCCTCGGACCACGTCATCGATGACCCGACCTTGCTCTTGCCAGTGCGCGTCGATTTGTTTTCCACGAACAGCGTGGGCGATAGCTACTATGCCCAGTCCTTTACGCTGACGATGAGCTAAACAGTGTGCGTCAAATTTCGGCTATTTTACGGGGCTAGAATCCGGGTCAATCTGCATGGGGAGGTTCTATCCACGGGAAATATACTTGCTCCCTTCTTCGCAGCGTTCCAATCTCGCCGATACATCCAAGCAGATCAAGCACTAATCCCATGTGGCTTTCGTTCAGATAGTTGCCTTTTGCCGGAGGAAGGTCCTGGAGCACATATTCCCTGGTTGGTATCCACCTGCGGTGGAGTACGCGCTGCATCGCATCACGGAGTTCCTGAATTGTGAGGCCATTCTGCCTCTGCAGATATTCTGTGAGTAGCCTAAGTAGTTTGGCATTGTAATTTTTTTCGGGGTCCTCAATGAGGTGAAGGCCCCGCACGGTCAGCATTAATTCGTCCTCGTCAACAACACGGATGGCTCGAAGAAAAGATACGTACCGGCGCAATGCAGTCCAGTCAGCAAGTTTCGGCCGACCTCGTTCGTCCCTGGAGTTAGTCAGGAATTCGTCTCTGTGATTGGCCGTAATAGCCTGGTAGAGAATTCGCGTACTCTCAAACCTTCTCTTTCCGATGGTGAGTATTGTTGCGAGGAGCTTGGAGTATCCACACTTGAGAGATATTTCGTCAGTGATGCCAGGAATGATTTCCGGCCTGGGCAAATATATTGAGAGCGTCTCAGTCAGGT